ACCTAGTGTTGTTGCAGATTCTACTGCAGACACTTTAAACCTTGTTGCAGGTTCGAATATTACAATTCAAACTGATACAGGCACAGACTCAATCACAATCAACTCAACTGCGTCTGGTGGATTTACGCCATCACGTGTTACACAAGCAGTAACCTCTGCAAGCATTGCAGATGATGCAGAAACAAACATTGATTTTGCAAACTTGGGTGTATCATACTGTTTGTATAGTGTTCAAGTCGACAAAGGTGCAAGAGTTAGAATTTATAAAGACGATGCGGCTCGTACTGCAGATGCAAGTCGTCCAATAGGTACAGATCCAGTAGAGGGTGACGGAGTCGTTGCAGAATTTGTTTCAACGGCGGCGGAGACATTCGTCATCACCCCAGCGATCTTCGGTTTTGTCGATAATAGACCAACAGAAAATGATATTCCTGTGAGAGTAACCAACCGTTCTGGTACTACTGGCACAGTTACTGTGACTATTACTGGACTGAAACTGGAAGACGCATAAGATGAAATCTAGATACAACATCGTCCTTTGCAACTGTGAAGAACAGGATTCTGTTTTGGAAACAGAATGTTGTGACATGGAAGTGTATGATACACTTGATGCACTTGAAGGTCTTGTTTGTATGATGTTGACTGAAGAAGAAGCTGAAGAATTACGTGCATCTGACCGTATCATGGAAGTAGAGAAAGAAGATGTTCCTATAGAAACTTATACAGTACGTACTGATGTTGACTTTAATTACCTTACGAGATTTGGGATCACTTCACAAAATGGTGCAGACATCACTTCGACTTTCAAGTTTTTATCTAGTGACCAAGAGATTTCTGGAAACTCAGGTCCAATAGGATTTTTTCAAATTAGTCCATTCAATGAAGATGCTTATCTCGAAGATCAAAATATTACTAGAAACTATGCAGGTGAATATGTAGACATCGTTGCAATCGAAGCGGGTACGCCAGTTGCAGCGAATGATGTTTGGGAAGACCACCCAGATTCTCAAGATGACGCTACTCCTACTACTAACACTAGGTTTGTTAGAATGGATTGGTCTGATATTAGTGCTTCTGTAAATGATGCAAGAAACAATCAAGTAACTAATAGTAATCGATTTTCAGATCACGCAATAGGTGTTATAAGTACTGCAGCGGGCAAGACATGTGGATGGGCTGCGGTTTCAAGTATACGTGTCATATATCTTTCTGATGGTGTAACCACAGTGCATAATGCAGTATTATCATGGCACCAAACGAAACCAGTTAATCCAGTCACTGGTAGAAGAAATGCAACCATTGTCACTGGTGCATGGGGATATGGTGGAGAAGACCATAACTACATGTACAGAGTTAAAGACATCAATGAAATTGGTTCCTATGATGACGATGGAATGTTAACAACAGTTCAGAGACCAGTGGGTGGATGGGGTTCTGATTTGACTCCCTTTGTCAATGCAGGTTTGATGCCAAGGATTGCGTATGACCAAACCACTGCTCAAAATGAGTGGTGGATTTCGTGTCCATACCAAATACCTAGTAGTACCTATAACTCTATGCTTACAAATTGGGTTAGTGATGGAAGCATATACTACTTTAAAAGTGCAGGTAACTTTGGTGGTGCACAGTCTGTTAAGGCTGGTGATCCACGTCTGAACGATTACATTAAAATGGATGCGAATATCGATGTGATCCGTCCATTCACAGATGTTGACGGACTATATGATTTTACATACGAAACTAACACAACACAAGATCTTCAAAGATATACAAAAACATATCGTACTGTAGGAAGTCTAAATCACTACAGTATTGGTGCATGTCATCACAGTACTATAAATCCTGTACCAGATCCTTATAGTAATCGTGGTCCACATATTGACATTTGGGCGTTTGGTGCATACACTTGGTCTTCAGCAGGTGGAACTGGAAGAGGTAGCTATACTCTTCCTGATGGAGAGTGGGATTACTTTAGTGGAACTAGTTGTGCTGCCCCAGTAGCTGCGGGTGCTGCCGCATTGTTTGTAGATTACCACTTTGATACGTTCGGTGAATACCCCACACATCAACAACTTTTAGACTATATGCAAAAAAATGGTAAAGAAGTTATGCTTGATCTGCCACCCACCACAACCAACAGTGCTGCTGATGCATTAGCACGTACTAATGAGTTTGATTACTCTAATGCGGGTGTTACTCCACCTAATGCACTTTATGGTCCACGAACCTATAATGCTGCATCAACCTACAACAGAATTGAAGAGGGACAATACGAAAACGGTGGTAACGAAGTAATGGATCTTTGGGGATCAACAACTAAAAGAATATTCGTCCCATATTTTGTAACAAGAAACACTAAACAAAGAGCTTCCTCTGCATTTAGATCCAATTTCCATTATAATAATTACAATGATACAAAGCAATCATATCCACGCAGAAAAAAACGTATTGGTTAACACCATAAATATATTAAAAATGATTATTAGAGAGACACCATGGCAGAGATTTTAACAACAAAATTTAAATCTGACACTACTAGATTGTTCATTGAAGACATCAAGTCCAATGACTTCTATATCATGTGTTCTAGTATCGAACGTCTCGACGCTGAAAATTCAAGATTTTCAGAAAATGAATTCAAAGAAAAGATATTGTTTGGTAAAAAAGTGGATCCTGATGACGTTCACTTTATGATCAAGTATTATCCTTGGCAGAGAGATCAGGTCTATACTCAGTACGACGATGCAATTAACTTAGAAGACCAAAACTTCTATGCAGTAGTTGGTCCAACAAACAACGATACTGGTGACTACAGAATATTTAAATGTCTGTATAACAACGATGGTGCACCAGTTCAAGCGCCACCTGCATGGAATGCAAACACAGATAGTCAGATTTATCAAACGGCGGATGGATATCTTTGGAAGTACATTTATGATCTATCAGATTTGCAATTCGAAGCTTATAATGCACTTGGTTTCATTCCAATTAGAAGTAGTGAGTTTGTTGTAGATCCTGTTGCAAACACAACTGGTGGAGAAGTCTCAGATATCTTTGTGACAAACCTAGACGATAACTTGGGTTACACAAAGGTTGAAGGTTCGCTTGATCAAGCACCAACCGCTTCTGGTGTGATGATTGGTAGACCAGACGATGAAGATATTTCTCAAATCTTTTATTATTACTATGGTCAAACCCTTTATGTCACAAACAATGACAACGCTGTGACAAATTTGTTTGACATTGAATACTACAGTTATAACACTGCAACTGGTCTTGTTGAATTTAGAGTTGAGAGAGATCCAGTAGCTGCGGGTGTGTCTGCAAACGCAAGATGGCAAATCCTACCAAAGATCAAAATCGAAGGAGACGGAACTGGCGCATCTGCAATTCCAGTTATTGATAATTTAGGTAGAATTAGAAGTACAACTTTGTTGAACCGTGGTTCTTCATATAACAGTATTGTTGCACGAGTTGTAGATCCACTTTACGATTTTGATCCAAGCGATCCAACAAGAACAGATACACGTGCTGATTTGAGACCAATTCTTTCCCCAATTGATGGACATGCACACGATTTGATCGATGAATTTCATTGTCATCACTTCGGAGTTTATGCATATATAACAGGAGAGGATAATCTTTTAATTGGTGCAAATAATGAATACTCTACTATTGGATTAGTAAAGAATCCAGAATTTAGAGATTCTGATTGGAATGTAATACCAAGTGCAAACACACCAGTAGTATTCGATAATAGAATTGCAGTTACTACTGATGACTATGATAAGACAGAAGTCAACGGTACTGTGCAACAGTTAAACTCTGATAACGAAGTTGTTTTCCAAGCAACTGTTCATGATATCGATTATTCAAGTAACACTTTATTCCTCGCAGAATACATGGGTCCTTATCAAAACCTTGCGAATTCAAGTAACTCACTAGATTTGACTTTGAATTTGCGCAACGAAACAGGTCAGTTGATGAGAATAAATACACCTATAGCGAATAACGTAGTAGAACCAACTTATGTGCAAAGATCTGGAAGAATATACTTTTTCGAAGACTTCTTCCCACTGCCAAGAACAGAAAACTCACGAGAAGAATTTAAATTCGTGATGGAATTTTAAGGAACAGATAGAATGCCTATTAATACAGATCTAAATGTATCACCATACTTCGATGACTTTGACATCGAAAAGCAATTCTATCGTGTGTTGTTCAAACCTGGCTACTCAGTTCAGGCACGTGAACTTACACAGTTACAAACTTCTTTACAAAACCAAGTTGAACAATTTGGTGACAACATCTTTAAAGAAGGTAGTATTGTTAAAGGTTGTGTTTTCACAAACCTAAGTGATCTTAAATTTGTAAAGGTTGAAAATCGTGAAGCTTCAGAAACATTAAATCAAACCTATTTCAATCCAGAATCGTATATCAGTAATAGAACTACCACCAAAGATACTTTAGGCGGAGTTGAAACTGAGGTAGATATTGTTTATGTTCTTTACGGTCAAACCTCGCAAGTTAGTGCACAAGTCATTGATGCTTCTGCAGGGTTTACAACTCGTCCACCAAATCTAAACACTTTCTTCATCAGATACTTGAACTCTGAAGGAAGTGCGAAAGAATTTACTGCAGGTGAGACAATCCGTATTGACAAATACACATATAAAGCAGGCACAGTCGAACCACTGACTCCTGTTGAAACTGGTGTGGATTCGATTAACGTTGCACGTGCATCATACACCCCAACAGGATCTTCTTTTGGTATTCAATCCTCGCCAGGTATTCTATTCCAAAAAGGACATTTCCTTTATACAGACGAACAAATTCTTGTTGTAGAAAAATACAGCAATGAACCTGCGGATGCATCAGTTGGATTTAGAATTAATGAATCTTTGATTTCATATCTTCAAGATGATACCTTGTATGATAACGCAAACGGTTCAACTAACGAGAATGCGCCAGGCGCAGATAGACTTAAACTCGTTCCAATACTAACCAAACTTACGGCGGCAGAAGCTGAAGCAGACTCCACATTCTTCTCACTAATTCGTTATCAAAACGGAAATGCAGTTCGTATTCGTGACATTTCTCAGTATAATGTCCTTGGTGATGTTACTGCAAGACGCACATACGAAGAGTCTGGTAACTATATCGTAAGAGATTTTCCTGTTACTGTCGAAAGAAACCCTGCCAACAATGCATTATTGGAAGTACTAGTAGATCCAGGCGCTGCATATGTAAAAGGTTATCGTGCAGAGACTGTTGGCACACAAGCGTTCGAAATAGAATCTCCATCTAATACAGAAATCCAAACATCACAACCAATTTCATTTAACTATGGAAACTATGTTGATGTTACAGGGTTTACTGGACACGTTAATATTGATCTATCATCACCACAAGATCTTCTTGATGGTACTAACACAAAGATTGGCGAGTGTTTTGTCTCTAACTTGACAGAAGATCGTGCATATCTCTTCGGTATTTCTATGAATGCAGGTAAAGGATTTGTAGATGTTGCGAAGATAGATGGGGCAACAACTGGTGAAATTTCGGTTGGTAGTACTCTAAAAGGTACGGACAAACGTGCATATATTTTCGACACTGGTATGGATTATCTGTATGATGTTTATGAAGACGATTTAATTGTTCCAATCAGGGGACAGTCTACTCACGTTGTGACCAGTAACGAATTCACTATTACTACAACGCAAACAGGTGTGGGCACTGACTTTAATCTTAATCAAAATAATATTTTGGTGGTTACGTCCACAGGTACTAAGGTTACTCCTACAGGTACTTCTACTTCTTTGGGTGGTTCAAACCTCACTGTATCTCTACCAAATGGTGTAGTATCAGATGGGGTTAGCGTTATTTGTTACTACGACTACCGTGCAATTGATGCACAAGTATTCACTAAGTCTGCAAGAGATACTTGGCTGCGCCTAGATCACGTTACAACTCGTAGAAAGTTTTCTTTGGGTTTCCCAGATGTTTATGAAATTGTTTCGATTAAAAACGCTGCAGGAGACGACTTTACTAAGTCTTTCCGTTTGAATCCAAATCAAAAAGATGCATATTACGATCTTTCTTATATTGAATATATTCAAGGTCGTCCACGTCCTGGCAACGAACAACTTGAAATTAACATTAAAGTTTTTTGAAACCATTAAACCAGTTGGTGCAGAAAGTTTCTATCACGTTGCGTCATACACAGGCGTGGATGAGAGTGAGATCCCTGTATATGTTTCAGAATCTGGATACAAATACAATCTACGTGATTGTTTAGACTTCAGACCACAGGTTGATAAAGAGTCAACAATGAGTTACACTGAAACTAGCGGTGCATCTGCGCCTATCATGACTGTAGCCATTCAGAATACGATTGATGCGGCAGCACCATCATTTACTGGTACTTACACTCTACCTGCAACTTCTCAGTATGCGTCTGCAGATATTGAATATTATTTGCCTCGTTATGATGTTATTACGGTTGACTCTTATGGTCAATTTAACTACGTTAAAGGTGCCGAAGAGATTAATCCTAGACCACCTTTACTTGGTGAAGAACAACTTGTTATTTCTGAAATCTATGTGCCTGGCGCACCTATTCTTTCACCTAAAGAAGCTTCACAACAAGGTAAAAGAGAATACGCAGTTCGTGCAAGACCAAAAGGTACGAAACGTTACACTATGAAAGATATTGGAGCGTTGGAAGACAAGATTGAAAGACTTGTATACTATACATCTTTGAATCAATTGGAACAAGAAACAAATAATCTAACAGTTTTAGATGAAAATGGGTTAAGTAGATTTAAAAATGGTTTCATTGTAGATCCTTTCAATGATATGTCTCTTGCAAACACAAGAGATGCAAACTTCAATGCGGCAGTTCATTTCTCTCAGAGAGTTATGACGCCTGCCGTACAAACATTCCCATTGGATCTTAAGTATAAAACATCTAGTGGAGCAACTGCATTCCCTGCACCTTCTCCTACAGAGGAACCAAAGGCTGCAACACTAAGTCGTAACGCACACGTATCAATTATCAATCAACCCTATGCAACTGGGTACAGAAACTGTGTAAGTAACTTCTACAATTATCAAGGTAAAGCTCAGGTTTCACCAGAGTACGATGCAACTTACGACACAACAGTCAACCCAGTTGAAATTGATTTTCAAAAACCTTTTGTAGACTTTGCAGAAGCGTTACAAAAGTTCATTCCATTGACAGATGTAAGAATTGACACGAACGAGTTTAGTGCAGCAAATCAGGCAGCACTGCGCCGTGCACGTGCGAATGGTGGTACTGTAACTTTTAAAGACACTATTGGAAGTATAAACGTTGGAAGCGAAACAAAATTGGTTGGTGACTTCGTGTCTAACTTCCAATTTATGCCTTACATGTCCTCCAGAGATGTGTCTATTTACGTGACAGGATTGAGACCTAATACTGTTCATCATTTCTTCTTTGATAGAGTATCGGTGGATCAACATATAATCCCAGGCACAAATGTTAACTCTGTAGGACAAGTAGGTCGACAAGGTGTGTTCGGACAGACTGTTACATCTGATGAAAATGGTGTTCTTCGTGCAGTCTTCAAAATTCCAGAAGAGACATTCTTTGTTGGTGAACGTATGTTGGAGATTGTCGATGTTGATACTTACGACAGTATTGAATCTGGTGCAACTTCTCGTGCTTCAGTTGCATATCGTGCATACAGTTTTGATGTCACAAAAACTGGTCTTTCAACACGTATGCCAAGTACAAACGTAGAAACACGTTCGTCGAACCGTTCGGTTACATTCCGCCCGCCTCCACCACGAGGCGATCCACTTGCACAAACTTTCTTTATTAAGAAGGGCATGGGTCGTGGAAGTAATTCTGTAATGGCGTCGAAGATTGATGTATTCTTCAAACGTAAGGCAACTAGTACACTGACAAATGGCGGTGGTATCAACGGTGTCACTGTAATGTTGCGTGAAGTCGTTAACGGATATCCTTCTTCTGAAATCATCCCATTCTCATCTGTACACTTACAAGCATCTGAAGTTAACATTTCGGATGATGCAAGTCTTGCAACAACAGTTGAATTCCATGCGCCTATTTACCTTGAAACGGAAAAAGAATATGCAGTAGTAATTCAACCAGATGCGAACGATCCAGGCTACTTGGTGTTCACTTCTAAGGTTGGTGGTAATGATTTGACGCCAGGTGCGACACAGGGTCGTGCAGTTGTACAAGACTGGGGTGACGGTGTTCTATTCACATCGACAAACAACTCTGCATGGAAGTCTTATCAAGACGAAGATCTTAAGTTTAATCTATACAGACATGACTTCAACGAGTCTATTGGTTCTGTTACCATGACAAACCGTGATCATGAGTTCTTAAGACTTACGGATCTTGCGGGTGCATTTAGAAATGATGAAGTTGTATATCAAAGTGTAGGTGCTGCACAGACTGCAGGTATGGCAAATGCAAATAACACAATTACTAGATTGTCTGGTAATGCATTTGATACGATATATTCGGTTGGGGACTTTGTTAAAATTAATCTAACAGCGAACACTGGGGTTCTAGATATATTTGAGGTCACTGGGGTCACACCAGATACAATTACCACAAGTAAACAATCTAGTCAAGTGTGGTCTGGTTCTGAAGTCACTCCTATTGTGGCTGGTAGAGTTTGTCATTATGATCTCACAGATCCAAATACACTTTACCTAGAAAATAGTACTGCAAGAGCAGGATTTGTATTCTCTAATGGAAGTACTATTACTGGTGCAGACTCAAATTCTACTGCTGAAATTACTTCTATTGATAATATAAATTTAAGTTATGTTCAACCATTTATTCAACGTGCAAATGACAGTGTATCCAAAACTACATTAGCTGGTGAATTTATTCCGCCTGCAAATGTTGGAACGACATATAATCTACCAATGAAGTTTAATGATAACAACACATTTAGTAAAGAAGGTGTTGTTGTTTACAGTAAATCTAATAACGTAAACGGTAGTTTGAAGTTTGACGTGACGGTTAATATGTCTAACGGTGGTAACTCTACATCTTCTCCATTTATTGACGTGGAAATATCCAAGTTACTTGCCTATAAATACGATATAACGAATGTGTCTGGTGAAACTGCAAACTTCATTTCTAAAACAGTAGAACTCGCCGAAGACTTTGATGCGGAAGATTTCCAATTAATTCTTTCTGCACATAGACCAGCAGGTACTACGATTAAGACATACATTCGTGCACAAAACACATTTGATAGTCAAGACTTTGCTGATGTAGATTGGGTTGAACTGGAACTCTTTGAGGGTGTCGAAACATTTTCAACATCTGGTAATCTAGAAGATTATCGTGAATTTAGATATCGAATTTCTGACGCCAACAAAGATGGACTAGGAGTTTATCAATATACAAGTAGCGCAGGTGCATTTAAAACGTTTAGAAAATTCGCAGTTCGTATCGAATTGCTTTCACCAAATGTTTATTCCGCACCAATTGTGAAAGATTATAGAGGAATCGCATTGACATGACACAGGAAAGGGTAATAAGGGATTCGAATTCGAAGGCAATTTTGTCTACGGATACCCAAGCCCTTAATAAATACAAGATGGAAAGAAATTATTATAGAAAAATTGATAAACTTCAGTCTGATGTTACTGAGATTCAAGAGACTCTTTCATATATGTGCGAGAGAATAGCTAAATTGGAAAAAGAGTAATGGCAAAACCATCCATAGCCGATCTGGTAGTAACCCAAACCTTTCAAAACTGGTTTGACAAAACAAATGAAATTGCAGGTATCATTCGTTCAGAAGCGGTGACTGCCTCGGCTGGTGGTGACTCTACGACTGGTAATGCAACTCTCGTAGGTAACTTCACCGCAAATCAGTTTATTGGTGATCTACAATCAGACGATATTGAAGCAGTTACTAACGGTGGTAGTGTAACATTTGGATCTCCTACTGTTCACAATGCCCTCTCAGATGCGTTGTGCGCTACATTCACATTCGGTGCGGGTGGTGGTAGAACCAGATACACAGATGGAAATATTTCTTGGGACATTGGTATGGAAGATTCCACCAATGCAAACTTTATCATCGACACAGGTGTTGGTGCAAGAAAATTTTCTCTCTCACCTTCAGGTACGATTAATGCGACTAATCTCGTACTTTCAGAAGATGCTTCTGGTAACAATGCAATCTTTAACTTCGGTAATTTTGGGGATATAACTGCAAACAATATTACATACACTGGATCTTTGTCAGGTCCAGGCGGTGATAACGTATTATCTGGTGATTTGTATGTCACTGGTAGTGCTTATGTAACTGGTGACGTTGTTACTGCATATACTGCATCTGATATTAAATTGAAAGAAAATCTTGAAATTATTGATGGTGCGTTAGACAAAGTAGAACAAATTAATGGTTATACATTTAACTATATTGCGAAACCAGATGAAAGGGTTTCGGGTGTAATTGCGCAAGAGGTAGAGAAAGTATTACCTGGCGTTACTTTTGATTTAGATGAAAAAGGACACAAAGCTGTTCGCTACGATAATATCATCCCTTTGTTGATTCAAGCAATCAAAGAATTGAATGATAAAGTCGAGGCCCTTGAAAAATCAAAAGATTGATATGATGGTCTGTAATAAATAAAAAGAAAACATATTATAGTAAGGTAGACTAGAATGTCAAAAATTTCTGAATTAGGTTCGATTACTGGTGCCAATACTAGGACAGAAGACCTCTTTGTCATCGTTAACCTAGTTCAAGGTGACGATGGTACGAAGAATATTACCAGAAAAGAACTCGTTCAAGCAATTCAGTACGAAATATTTGACCGAATCACTATCACTGGTGGTTCGATAACTGGTACTGTTATCTTTGAAAACGTGATGAATGACAACATCATGAACGACAACGAGTTCAATCGTGGTTCGGTCAATGATACAGACATCAATCGTGCAGATATCGACGACTCTTCTTTTGATAATGGTACGGCGAATAACGTAGAGATCACGAATTCTAGTTTCGACTTCGGTACAATGGAAACCGTTACAGGTAACAATGTTACACTGATTAACTCCACTATCGATAATTCTGAAATCACCACAACATCTTTCTCAAACGGTACTATTGATACGACAGATATCACAGAGTCTACCTTTGCTAACGGTAGTCTTGAAGATTCAACTGCGAACAATATTACTATGACAGACTCCGATATCTCTAATAGTGTTGTTAGAGATTCCGATGGTATCAACCTAAACATCTCAGAATCCGATTTCACAAACGGTGCAATCTTTGACTCTACTGCGAATAACATCGAAATTACTTCTTCGACGTTCACAGATGGAGAGATCTTTGATTCCACTGCAAACAATATCGAAATCACTTTCTCATCTTTTGCAGACGGCACACTTACCGATAGTATTGCAAATAACATGGAGATCTACACATCAACTTTCACTGATGGTGCGATCTACAATGGTACTGCAAACAATGTCACTATTACGGACTCTGCGTTCAATGATGGTACAGGTAACAATAATGTATTTGCGAACACTACCATTGATCGTGGTCTTTTCAGAGATGGTGAGATTGCCAACTCAACATTCACAGGTTCTCTATCTGGTGTTACACTGCAGGATGCAGTCATCGAATCTTCCAATATGTCGAACACTGGCATCAGTGAGTCTCGTATGGAAGGTGGTTCTATTGAACGCACAGACATCAATGACGCACGTATCAACCGCTCTGAACTTGCAGACTTTGATATGGACCTTACCAATGCGTTTGAACCACGCATCGATGAAGACTCATACTTCGCATTGAAAAATGTTAAAACTGGTGAAACAGAAAAGATTACATACCGCCAGTTCTTTGATGAGATTTCAAGAACAACTGCGAAAGCACTTAAAGTCCACGTTGAAGCATCTTCTGGTGACGACAGAAACCCAGGCACAGTTCTTCAACCTGTTAAGACATTGGAACGTGCTGCAGAACTTGCACTTGAAAAGGCAGGTGGTGTTTACTCACGTAACGATGTGAACAACGCAGTCCACATTTCTTGTGGTCCTGGCACATACTACACCAAAGGTGGTATCGCACTTCCAGATGACTGTTCAATGACATCGACATCTGGTCAGTATGCAACAGTTATCGAAGCGTTGCCTGGCTACGAATTCAACAACGCAATTCTAGTTGGTTCTGGTTGTTACGTACAAGGTTTCTCTTACACTAACTGGAAGGTTGACAACTTCGACTATCCAGAAGGCGGTTTCGCAATTGCATATCGTCCCGGCGCAAAACTAAGACGTTCACCATATATTCGTGACTCCTCTCAGTTGTCTAACTTCCTTCGTGCAGACGTTGAACCACCACTACAACCATTTAACTCCAAAGGTACTCTTGCAGACCTTGGTCGTGAGATCTTCATGGAGCCAGGTCACGCAGGTGATTTTGTAGAGGGCGATGAAGTTAACTTCGGTTCTGGTGCACGTGGTGTCATTTCTTGGGATCAAGACGTTGCAACAGATGATCGTATCTACGTCCGTAACCTAAAAGGTGAAATCAACGTTGGTGATACTATCATCACTGAATCTGGTGGTACAGGTAATATTCTAACAATCGGTATCGACGACTTCCCTAACCCACTTGTGGGACGTGGTGGTGGTTGTGTGCTTGTTGACCGTCGAGCACTTGACCCAGATTCACTTTACACATATATCCTAACATTCGGTTTCACGCCTCGTACACAGAACGGTATCGGTTACGTTGCACGTGATGGTGCGGGTGTTAACGGTATTGGTTCGTTGTCAATCTTTACACGTTGTGCGTTCTACGCATTGAACGGTGGTCAGGTTACACTCAACAACTCAGGTACACAGTTCGGTGACATCTCTATGAGAGCGAAAGGTACTACAACCTTCTACGCACCAAGAGATGCAACTTCAACTATAAGTGAAAATGCGGGTGGTAATACTGTATTCGGTGATACTATCTTGTCGAATGCAAACAACATCATCGATGACATGGTTAATTACCTAACATCTAACACTGCCAGTGGTGGACTTGGTTATCAAGGATATGATGCGCAGAAATGTTACCGTGACTCTGGTATCATCATTGACAAGTTGGGTCAAGACATCCAAACAGGTTCTAACTACTGGGGTCGTCTGAGTGGTATTACATACCGTTCACCAATCTCATATGTTGTGCCTGGCGAACAGTTGACAGAGACTTTGGGTGCAAACCGTTACCTACAAGATAAGATCGAAACAATCTTTGCGAACGCAAACACAGAGATCTTGGATCGTGCAAATACTTCTTACGATGAACTTCTAAACATTCTAGAAAACGGAGAAGAATATGCAAACCCAATCATCTGGACAGAAGTTTCAAACTCTGAAGTTAGTGATGCATATACTGCTGCAAGAAAGCAACTTCAAGACAATCGTTCGTTTATTCAAGATGAGTTGATCGACTGGATCGAAGATAACGATGAGTTCTTCGCAT